TTTAATCTTGAGTGGTTTCGTGACCATACACCAGAGGAATTATGGAATGGTAGAGAGTTAGAAAAACAAGCTCTTTATAATACACACGGACATAAATTAAATGGTGTACAACTACACGGACATACAGATGGTTTAATAATGCGACCACGTTATCCCAAAGAAGTAGTCAACAGACATAATCTTGGTCCGATAACAGAAGCAGAAAAGTATGAACAAGTAAGTGCTGTCATTGAATGTAAACATACAAATGCATTTAGTAATATGAGTAAAGTATCTGATTATTATATGGGTCAGATGCAACTGTATATGTTTCTTACACGAACAGATGCTTGTTACTTATCTGTTATCTTTGGCAACAGCAAGTATGAGTATGTCAAAGTAGGTTGGAGTCAAAAATATTTTGATAAGATATGGGTTTACATTGAAGAGTTTTGGGATTGTTTACGAGCTGGACAAGCACCAACAAACTTTGAAGTAATGAAACCATCATCAGACTTAGTACCTATTGATGATAGAGTTAAAAGAAATATGTCACACGACAATGAGTTTATGCATATGGCACACGAGTACAAGCGTACTTACTATGATGCAAAAACAAATGCAGATGCTAAGAAGTTTCTTACATCTAATGTGACAGACAATGACAGAGAGTTATATTGTGACCTACTCACTGTCAGCGTATCTAAAACTGGTCGCAAAACAATTAAAATTACTGAGGAGTAATCGTATGTTATCACAAAAAGCACAAGTGCTAGCGCATTTAAAAGAGTATAAATCTATAACAAGTTGGGAAGCTATCCGACAGTACCAAGCTACACGATTGTCAGCTATCATATTTGATTTAAAAGATGATGGTTATGATATCGTAATGACACCAGAACATTCTGATAATGGTAAGAAGTGGTGGGGTCGGTATAACTATTTAGGGAGAATAAATAATGGCGAATAAAGTACCAGAAAATTTAATAAAAATTCTCAAAGAGATTGGCGAAACTCGTGAGTCATCTCTATGGGATTGTCACGGAACTATGGTTGTATATCATAAAGCAATAGAAAAAATTGCTAATCATTTAAGAATAACATTCGATAATCCTATCGTTATTGAAACTGACATCAAAAATAAATGTGTTGCAGTGATGGTAAGAGGTAGAGATTCTAACAATGAAGCATGGTCTATTGGAGAATCTGCACCATACAATACTAAAAATAGTTATCCTTATGCTATGGCAGAGAAACGAGCCAAAGACAGAGTGGTACTAAAACTACTTAATGTAAGTGGTGATATGTATGCAGAATCTGAAGCTGATAAATTTAGTAAAAAAAATAATCCAAATATAAAGGAGTAAATTATGGATAAAGATTATAATGCAAAACCAGAATATCGTGAAGGAGAACACGGCAAAGCAAGTTGTTTCAAGCCATTCGATAAACAAAAGTTTATCAAGAGTGGCAAAGGCTGGCTTGAAGATAAACAACATAGGTATGTTCTTATTGAAGATACAAGTGGTGGTGGTAAAAAATATATAGAAGTCTATCAAAAGGTTGGCACTATCTTTGTTAATGACAAGCGAGAAGAAGGTAGTAAACAGCCACACTACACTGGTAAAACTATTGACGACAAGTTACGTATAGCTGGGTGGATTAACTCTAGCGAAAAGGGTGTGAACATTTCTTTAAGCTGGACAGAAGCTAGAAGTATGGACACGTTAGATGACGAGGTTCCGTTTGGTAAAGAGCTTGACACTATGGCAAAAGATGAAGCTAAGAAAGATGGGAAGGAGGTAGAGTATGATTGGTAAAAAAGAAACTGCTATTCCAATTAGTTATAAATTTGAAGGCGAGTCTGCATTGCAGATTCGTGAAATACGTGAACATATAAATAATAATTTATTAACAGACTTGTCATTAGCACAAGTTTTGAAGCATATTATAAATAGATATTATGTTGAGAATATAAAAAGCAAAAACTAAATTTATGAAGGGTGCTTGTTGCGCTTTAACTTTAACTTTATTTTTGAATAGATAACAATTTTAATAAGGTAAGCACCCTTCGCCAAAACAGAGGAGGTTTGTATGGCGAGTAATAAAGGTAGCACTTGGGATAAAGGTTGGTTCCAAAAGCTAAAAGAAAAGAATACTAATCACAAAGGGTTTGAAGATGACCCACGTGCAGAAGAGTTTGATAAACACGGACGTGTGTTTAATAACTACGGAACAGAAGCACCCAAAGTAAAAGCTTGGCTTGGTGACGAATCTATTAAAGCTAGGAAGCGTGCGCCCAAACATTTGTTTAAGAAGAAATACTAATGGTTGTTTACGATTTCACTAAGATGCCAGAAAGAATAACCTATCTTAAATTGGGTTGTCATATTTTTGCCAAAGTAAGTGGGGAGTGGTATAAGTCAATTATAACTAACGATAAAATTATTTATTTAATAGGAGGTAATCGTGTCGCTAGACCAGAACATAAAAAAGAAAAGAGGTAGACCACCTAAAAAAAAAGAGTCTATCTTGTTAAGGAAGAAAGTAAAAACTGCGTTCAAGACTACAGAGTTATCTACTTCAGCTCGCAATCAAACCAGTATCCCTTTTTTCGTATGGCTAAATGCCAAGATTAAGATTTTAACAGGAAAGTTTAGAAAAACGGCTTGATATAAAGACCCTCAGAGGGGTGGAATGATACCTTCTAGTATGATTGTACCCCTCAAATATCCAGTAATAACTGACGTAGCTCTGGTCCACGTGATTTAACTTGACCCCACCAACGGCTTTGTTCCATCTCTAAACCAGCAGTTTTAAAATCTTTAGCTTCGATTGCTTTCCAAAACTTAACAAATTTAGAAAATCTATTCCAACCCATATTGAATTGCATAGATAATAATACAACTTGTGCTGAGTCTGGAAGCTCTCGCCACATAGGTTTATGTTTGTCCAGCTCTTGAGAATGTTTTTCTAAATCTCTACCAAGAATAAAGTCTGCTGTTTCTTGGTCAATGCCTTCGGCAAGGTTATGTCCGTATCCGATTGTCCATACACCAACTGTATCTTTATACATATCAAGGCGACAGCCTTCGTGTTTTTTTATAACATCAACTAAATTCATTTTATCTTCTCCAATATTCTATCTATCTTTTCTTCTAGTCTATTAATAGATACAGTTACATCATCTCTCTTCGCGTAATCTTCTCTAGTTTTATTTAATAAAATATCTATACGCTTTACTTCTCTTGATTGACTACTAAGAAACCAACCACCACCCATAACAATTAATGCAATCAAACCATCAATGATATGTACTAGGTCCATAAGTTATTTCCTTTGTGCATCATAAGAATCAGAAAGATATTCTTGATAAAGAGATAAAAGATAACCACCCCACTTTTCCTTTGACGCTGGTATTTCTATGGTTGGGTCTTTTTCATACGCCCATTTCTCAAAGCCAGTATCAAGACGACCAATATTTTTTAACAAAGTTTTTCTTGGTGTTTTAATTTTTTTTTTCATTATCTATGACCTTTAGTTTTCTTTGCTATCTTCTTTGGCTGTTTAGAAAACTGTTTACCTTTGCGTGTGTCTTCTCTCTTTTTGCGTGAGGTGCGTTGATACTCAGCGTCCGATAAAGATTTTATTGCACTGGTTGGTAGGTATCTTTCGCCAGTAGCTTTAGAACCTTGAGTGCTAGGCTTACCAGATTTAGTACGCCACTTCTGTTTACCCCAATCGAGTAAACTTTTTTGTGGTGCCTTCACCCTGTGTAACCTCCACCTTTAGATTTATATTCTTTAGCTAACATCTGTGCTTTACGAGCTGACCATTGACCAGCCTTACCACCTTTAGTACCAGCCTTTATGCGTGCAAAAATTCTTTTACGCATTGTAGGTTTAGTGTAGTTACCAGCTTCATTAACTGCCACGCTTCATCTTCCTTTTCTTTGACGCCATAATTTTTTTCTTCAAAGCTTCAGGTAGATTCTTTTGTTTACCTGACATCTTGTCATCATTAGAAGGTCTACCTTTTTGTGACCCATATGTTCCTTTACCCATTGGCATAACTTATCTCCTTTAACAATCCCATTTACGTAATGACTTATTGATTCTGCTATTAGGATTGTTTGCTGTTTTAGCAGAAGTCAATTTCTTTTTCATACCTCTCATTCTAGCACAAAAACTTTTTCTACGACTAGCCGATTTAGGACTTTTCTTTGCTTGAGCTTTTGATACTGGTGGTTTTAAGTTACCACCTTTAGCATTATAAGACCTACGACCAGCTTCGTTTAATCCACCTTCTGGATTCTTACCAGCTTTTCTTTGCCATAAAGGAGTAGCCATATTACTTTCCTTTGTTCATAAGCTGTAACCCAGTCTTACCAAAGCGATAACCGAATGAACTACCAATACAAATATATAAACAAGTAGAGAACCAAGTCGGAGTTGATGTATTAAGAAAGTCAAAGCCTTCTTTTACATAAGGCTGTGTGTACGGAACAAAACAAGCAACAAGTATAGCACCAAAAATAATTGTCCAGAACTCATCTTTCCAACTACCAGCCATTTGTGCAGTCAATGCTTGTTCGTTAAGCATCTCAGATGTAGCAGAGGTACGATAAACTTCAGCTTCAGCTTGAGCTTTGGCTACTTTAATATCTGTTTCTGCTTTAGCTTTACTGACTTTACCTTCCAGCCAAGTACCAGCAAGAGAACTGATTGGACCTATGATAGCACTAAACATTACTGTTTACCTTTCAAATACTTTGGGTCTTCATTATCCTTTTTTCTGAGGTATGCAATAAGTTGTAACATAAACTCTGGAAAACGCAGTTTGCTGGTGTGTGTTTTGACTTCTAACTTTTTCTGCATATCCAAGACACGTATCCAAATCATTGAAGTATACATTCTCTTTAATCTCCGTTCTGTGTAGTATAACAACTAAGACCCATATCAACTAGTCCTACCCATAAATAAACCCATAGCAACTGCATTAGCAGAAGTCAATACAGATACCATACCACTCTGTTCTAAAGATGGCGAGTCTAAACCCATATACCAAAACACAGTTTTATAAGTAAGATACATATATAACAGTATTAAAGCTCTCGGTATAACCTTAAAAGAATCTATTGCGTGTGTCCAATCTTCTACTATCTTTGTCATCTTTGTCATAAGTCACCTGTTCTTTTTAAATAAAATAAATATCCAATATACATTATTGCACCACCTAATACTGTACATAATAATACAATGCCAACTATGTTCATTACCTTAGAACGAAATTCTGCTTGAGCATACAGTTGT